GGATGATTTGTTTAGGCGATTATCGCGAGACGGTTTAACAGAGGGGTTAGAAGGTGATTACAAACACTATGATAAGAAGATAAAAAAATTAGAGTTTGATGTCGTGTTAAATCTTCGTTTTTCTTTGTATGATGCATATTTGCAAACTCCAGATTTAATGATTCGGTTACAAAATTATTACAAGGAAATAGTTTATTCTAAAATAGTTATGGAAACAGGGGATGTGATACAAAAAGATTGTGGTAATCCATCAGGCCAAGTTAATACAATCACGGATAATTCAATTATTAACGAGTGGCGATGGTATTATTTGTGGTGTGTTATCACACCAGAGATTTATCACACCTTAGCGATGTTTCGTAAACATTGTGAATTGGTAGTGTGTGGGGATGATTCTTTAATTTCAGTCTCAATGCACGGCCAAAGTATTTTTCCAGTTAGCGCCATTCAGCGCGAAAGTGAAATTCAAGGGTGGAATTTTAAGTTTTTTTCTAATTCTTATCGTCCAATCCACCAATTGAGTTATTGTTCCCAGCGTTTTATGTGGTATCATGGTTATGTTTTACCAGTGCCAAATAGTGTGCCAAAAATTCTTTCTTCAATTTTGTATGGTACAAAAGGCAGACCACATCGTTCACGTGAAATTTTATCTCGGATTTTAGGTATCCGAATGGAGTGTTTCTTCTTGCCCAAGTTGCGAGCATTTTTAGAAGAGTACATTTCATATCTTTTTGATAAGTATTACTCAGAGTTGCGGAGGGTTCCACCAAAAGATATGCTGTCGTATGATGAATTGCTCCTTATTAATAGGACATACTCTCAAGCGTTGCAATTGTATATCAACGATGTGGACGTGGATGAACGTTCTTGGTGCCCATATCGTAAAGGTCGTCATGTACCTTTCGACAATGAGCACATTGTTGATTTAATTAATTAGGTGGAGGGGGTGAGGGTTTCTTTCACTTTTTTCCCTCACGTGGATCAAAAATGTCAAAATTAATAAAGTATGCTGAGGATACTTCACACGCTTTTTTGGGTGAGTCAAGTTCTGGTCCAGCAAATCCTGCTAATAGTGATTTGCAAAGAGTTCTTGCCCACGGATTGGGTTATGCCTTCTCTCCTTTGCGTTATGGTTTGGAGCTTGCTTCAGACGGTGTTTCTGCTTTATTACCTAAGCAGCGAGGAAGAGGAAGTCCTAGGTTAGCTGCACTTCCTCAAAAAGTTGCAGAAATGCCGCCTAATCAACAAAAGAAAAAA